AACGGAATTCCAATTTTATTTTTAAAATTATCTATTCTTTTTTCCGCAATAACCAATGTTCCAGAATTTATATCTATATGATCTAAAGTTGTTGCAGTGTAGCTTTTAATTTTGATTAAATTTTCCACTTTGTCTGAAAGTGGTTTATTAGAAATAGCCCTAAATTTCCCTGAATCGTTGTATGTCAGACTGTTGTCTTCTATGCACTCGTAGTAAAATTTTGTTACACTGTCATAATAAAATTTACCTTTCGTTTTATTGCCGATGTCCTGTATGTTTCCGCCAAATTCTAATCCTAATATTTCAGCTAATCTCGAACTAACTAAATAATTTTCGTCCGCATATTTTTTAGTAATATACGTGATGCTCGGATCAATAACAGCCGTCACGTTTGCCACTTGATCCACAATAATCGTATCTACATATTCAATTTCTACGACATTATTAGCCGAGAAAGGTGGCACAAAATCTGGACTAGTTGAAATATTGTAAGCATAAAGTATTTCAACGTTATCATTTCCGTGTGCAAATATTCCTAACTCTTTGATATAAAACCCTGTTGTTACTGATTTATTAGTCAATAAAGCGTTAATTTCACAAGTTCCATTTCTTTTTACATTTATATTCAAGATTGGCAATGTTGTAATTTGATTGACTAATGTTGTCCTTTCTCTTTCAGAAGTTAACGATGTTCCATCTCCTATCGCCATTTTAGTAAATGTTATTATTTCTCCTGCTAATCCTTTTGCTAATAATTCTCTTCCTTTTTCTGTTAAAATAAATCCGTTAAATTTTGCCATAATTTACCTCCTATCTTATTTCTCTTAATACTCTTGTTCTGTGAACTGTTCCAAAATTTGCCGTTATAATCTCGTTTGGAATATTAATGTCAGTCGAACCTAAATAATATTTCTTTTTATTTTTTTCAATGAAGCCGTAATAATTTTTTCTTTCTTCTTTTCTCAAAAGCCTTATTCCCTCAAGCCACGAACGAATATTTTTATACTGTTCTACAACTTCGATTATTTTCTTGTAGCCTTCATAATCTGATAAATTCCCATCTGTATTTACTTTAAAATATCCAGGATTTCCTCCATACTTGAACCATTCTATTATTTTAACATTTCCGCTAAATAATATTTCACAGATTTCTTTAATCCCACCAACAGTACCTTTATTAAAATGCGAAAAAACAGACCTTTTTATCAGTTTTATTTTTGTCTCTCTTGTTATATTTGAATCGATGTAATCAACATGATATTCCCACATTAAAAAGTCTAGTTCCACATCATTCAGTTCTGATAATTCCAAAAAAAATTTTCTTTTAATCGCATCATGCTTTTTTTTGATAGCAAAATTTATAGATTCATAAATCCAAAGTGTCGTTTCATCATTCAAAGTTGACTTAGCCGCTATATCCGTTAAATTCAAATTATCAATAGTTATCATATATTTTCAACTCCTAGGTAATTAGTTGTAACACTTGTGTTCTCTGCTATCTCATTAAAATCTAAAACTTTAAAAGCGGGACTTCTTAACACAACTCTTTTCACTCCAGCTAGTTTTAGCAATTTTATAAGCTCATCTGGATTAATATCTCTCCCCATTTTATTTTGCTGCCAAGTCTTGTATTCTTTTACAGCTTTCTCAACATTATTTTTAATAACATTCACAAGCGTCTCGTTAGATTTATCAATGTAGTAGTCAAAATCAATTGTGTATGATGTTTTTATTGCCTGTTTTACTGTTACATTATCCGTTAGAGGTCTTATATTATCAGTATTCAGCATTTCTTCAATTCTCTTTTTTAGCTCATTTGTTAGCGTTAAAGAATCAGTTAAAACATAAATATCCACATTTGTTGCGCTCGGACTATACGCTACAACATCAACAATATTTGTACTTGTTGACTTAGCCCAAAATTCATAAGCTCCTTTACTTCCAGCCGTTGTGAAACTTTCAGGGATTTCTCTAATTCTGGCTCTATAATTGTCGTCTTGCTCTATTTCAGCTCCATTATTTGATGCTGTAATATTCTCAACCTTGTCATAATGCGGGAAAATGTCGACCATTGTATTAATTTGTCCGACTGGAATATTATTTCCAACAGTTCCTGATGTGTTGCAAGTTGCAATTCCGTCTACATACAAATCTCCTTTTTCTATTTTATATTGTTCGTCTGTTGAAAAATATAACTCATTGTATTGAATCCTTGACCCTTTTGGAATTATTATGTCTGTCGCTTGAATATCAGTAATATAAAATCTAAATGTCGCCACGGCTGGTTGTTCTATGAGTCTTTTACCTCTATTTCCGTAAAACTCTCCTTTCAAATCTAGCCGCTCATTTCTTGCAAATCTTAAATAATTCTGTTTCATTTCATCGTTGTATTTTTCTTCCCTTAATCCAAAGAGATACGCTACTGTTTCAAAGATAAGCGTTTCTGGACTTGATTCAGTTAATTGCCTTCCGCTAAGCTCCTGGAACTTGTCAATCATATCTCTTTTAAGTTCCCACGAATCCGCATCTATAATTTCATATTCTTCATTTGATATTTCACTCAATGTTTACCACCTCAATTCCTAATTCAATGTCAAAATCATTATTATATGTATCTTTCATAATGATTCTAGCTTGTTTCAATGATGCTCTAGGTTCATACTTTCTAAACACTTTAAGCAAATGTGAAGTCAATCTATTTTCTACGATATTAATATTTTTATCTATTAAATCGCTGTCAAAACTGAAATCACGATTAAGTGGCTGCTCTTCCTTACACACTCTTAAAATCATTCCAACATTTGTTTTTACTTCCTCCAATGTATTTTGAGGATTGTAATTAATTTCTTGGTTGGATGAAATATATATCATTATTTACCTCCAGTCTGATTTCTCAAAAAGTTCAACAAAATTTCTTTGTCAGTCTTAGAAAAATTTTTAGCATAGTCTATCATTTCATTAGCTTTATCTGCTGTAATCATTCCTGCTCTTACTAAATCCATTAGCTCATCAATTTTTGCATCTTTTTTAATTTTTTCAAGCTGATCCAATATTTCTTTTTTCTTATTTTCAGCAATTTCAATAGCCTTGTCCACTTTCTCTGCTATATCATTAACCTTGTTCCCTACTTTTTCTGCAAATTCCTGTAATTTTGATTTCTGTTCAGTTTCTACATTTGCAACTTCCACTTCTGTAAGTTTTTCTTGCTCCTTTTTTTGAATTTTTAACTGTTCTATTATTTGATTGTATTTTTGCGGATTGTCTATATACTCTTTTAATGTCAATTCCAAATTTATAAAATCAAAGTTAGAAGTTTCTTTATTAAAGTAAGAACTTTTTTCACTTATATCTATTATCAAAAACGGAAAAGCTCCAAATGTCTGTCCTCCTAATGTTAAATAGTCATACTCTCCAAATTCCCACATAGTTTTTATTTTATCAAGCTGTTCTGATGGAGTTGTGTCAGGTATTAACGAAGCAACCAAAGAAATACCAAAACTCAATTCTGTTAATTCCCTTCCCTGATGCCTTATCATACCTGGTCCAAATATTGCTGTATGTTCGGATATTTTAGATTTGTATGCTCTATTTATTTCGTTGTTAATTGAAAATACTTTTTTATCAGATATTTCAAATACAACATCTCCAAAACTTCCTACCATTATTCAGGACCTCCTGTCTTATCTCCGCCAGCGGTAACACCATCGTGCTTATGGGTATTGAGATTAATACTTCCACCTGTGATAGTAGTTCCACTAACAGTCAAATTCCCATTAACAGTAGTATTTGCATTAATTACAATTTCCGATACAGGATTAAGTGTTAAAGTTCCGTTTGAATAGCTATAAAACCCTCCATCTGAAAAAGTTCTTTTTACTTCACCTTCCTTGATTTCACTAGCTCTCATTGGACAGCCAAGGATATAACCAACTTCAGGCATATCTGGAAGTGATAAAACCAATACACTTTGACCTACAGCTAGATTATAAGAATCACTGTGACTGTCGGAAAAAGGAACTAATATATTAAGCCAGTCACTTACTTTGTTATCTCTATCAAGGAAAATAACTCTTGCTTTTCCATTTTTTACATCAATACTGTTTATTTCTCCCTGTTTTATTAAATCCATTTATTTTCACTGCCTTTCAAAATTTTGCAACAAAAAAATCACAGCTAAATTAATAACTGTGATTTCTATTTTTATATTGACTTTTTCCCAAAATATGCTATAATATAATCAAATAAAATTCGATTATGTTCAGGCCCTCGTTGTTGGGCTTATTTTTTTTTGCTTTTTTTCCATTTTATAAATTTTATAGTCCAGAAAGTGCAGAATAAAATTATTATCATTATTGATAATACCAGTTGTATTTTTTCATACATAATAGCTACCTCTTTCTATTTTTTTAATTAAAGTGTAGAGAAAAGGCTAGAGGGTTTGGCAACCATAGCCTCGTTGTTGGTTATTTCTTCTTGTCGTTTCTGTCTTTATACTCTTTGTATATCATATATACAAATTGTAAAATTGTACAGATACTGGCAAGTAGATGAATTTTTTCGATTATGTTCATTACCTTATATCCTCCTTTCCGTTCTCTACGGGACTATTATATTGCACCTTTTGAAATTTGTCAACATCTTATCACAGTTATTATATTTAGTTGTCATTGTCCTATATCAATCTATTTCTTTTTACTAGATTTTTTAGTGCTCTTACTATTTTTCCTATCTCTCACTTTTTTGCCTGTTTTCTTTGTACTTTTCTTGCTTTTTGACTTTTTAGAACCTTTCTTTTTAGCTTTTTCAGCTTCCTTTTTCTTCTGCTCTTCCTTAGTCTGCTGTTTAGCTTTTTCGGTAGCCTTTTCTCTAGCACCTATTTTCATCATTTCCATTTCACAAGTGTAATCTCCATTTACAGTGTGAGTAACTTTATCAATGATATATTTTCCTTCAAACTCGCCCCAACTTTCATCGAGTTCAATAATTCCACCTGCGACATAATCAGTTGAACCGTCTACGGTCAACGTTACTTGGCACTCCTGTTTTAAGTTGTCTTTTAAAGTCTTTTTAGCTACTCTTTTGGCAGTACTCTTACCTTTAGTCGTTATCTTTTTTGTCTTTTCTTTTTTGGTTGTTTTAGGTTTAGATTCTGCCTTTTGTTTCAATTTCTCTTTACTACTTTTAATAGTAGTTTTACTGTTTTTTTTGTTTGTTGCCATTCACATCACTTCTTTTTTGCTATTTAATTTTTATGAATCAGTTTCTACATTATTTCGTTTTTCTAATTCTTCTTTTGTAATTATCTCCCTGATTATCTTTTTCTTATCCGCATCATAATAACTAACTTCGACTTTGTCATATATTTCCTTATTTTTCTTCTTTAAAGAAAAACTTCTTATCCTGTAATCGTGTATATTCCACTTTTCTATTGTTTCATTTTCTTCCATCTTTTCATCATCAAAAATAATTATTTTATCGTCAGATAATTTCATATTAAGTCCTGTTTCCTTTACAACCCGATTAATAAATTCCAAGTCTGTTTCTTTGTCTTGATCCAATCTTTTATAAAATTCATCTTCACAGTGTGTTTCAGCACTCATTTCATGTTTACTCGCTATTTGAGTGACTAATTCTTTAAGTGTTACATTTTCCCAAGCTCTGCTATTTTTCTGGTCTCTTATATTTTGATTCAAAGGCAAGGCAATACATTTTAATGTTACTCTATCATTGTCAAAAGTTGGTTCATCTACATAAAATGTCCCCAATTCCAAAAATTTTCCATCAGATTCGCCCAAATCTTCAAATATTCCAACTACAAGCTGTGCATTTTCATCAGGATACCATTCTTTTAACCATCTATAATCCAAATTCTCTAATTCTATTTCTAAATCGTCAATAGCATTTTTTGAATTGTCAGTATAAGTGACAGAAGAAATGGAATGTGCTATTTCTTCTGAAATATCTTTTTTGTTGAAAAACACTAAGACCTTTATATTTCTCGCATATCCCATACTTTATCACCTCTTTTATCTTTTTTATCTTTTCCACGGTGGCAACTTATCTGTATCTTCATTAACTCCAGTATCTACAAAATCTGGAATAATAATAGGTATGTTAGAATCGAATATAGCAATATCTATAAGATTCAGATTAGCCCTTATTAAATCGTGGAAATAACCTTCTGTGCCATATACTTTGTACGAAATTAAATCCCAAGTGTCACCATTTTTAGTTCTGTATACTCTCGTTTTTGCCATTATCCAAATGCCACCCTTCTTTTACGGTTTTCTCTGTCTCTTAAAACTCTTTCGACGGCTTGTGCTATTGCATTAGGATTAGAACCATTACCAACCGTTATCGCTATATTAATAGTATCTCCACCAAAATTATTTCCTCCATTATTTTTAGATTTACTAACTCTTTCTTTAACCTTTCCTATTCTATCGCTAAGAGTGTTTCTCGTTTGGGAATTATTCAAAATTTGAGTTCCTTTTGGTAAATTTAACATCATTTCATGTTCAGCTAGGAATGCGGGTTGTCCTGGAACCTTAATAAGTTCCGCTCCACGCTCTGCTACAGTAGTATATCCACCTTCAAAATAGTTAGTCCCTGTCCAATGCTTTCTAAAACCTAAAACTCCTCCTATATTTGAAGCTAAGTTTTTTAAATTGTTCCACTGGTCTTTAAACCAATTAAATAATCCGCTCAATATAGTTTTGGCACCGCCTACAAATGAACTTATACCACCTTTAACTGCATTCCACACTCCACTTACAATTCCAGGAATTTCATTCCATTTTCCAGTAAAAAAAGCAACAAATAATTGAAAAATTCCTTTCCATATTCCCACCGCAGCTCTAAACGCTCCTGAAACCATTTGCATTACACCTCTAACTACTGCGATAATAAGTTTAAAAGTATTTCCTAGTGACTTCACAGCTGCTATTGCTACTCTAATTGCAACAATCAATACCACTTTAATAACAGTTCCTATTGCTGAAATAACTGGTTTTAAACTATTCCATACCGCTCTCATTGCAGGTGCTGAAGAAACCATTAAACTCTTTACCCGTTGTATTGCCTGACCCAAGGTTTGCTTTAAAACTCTACCTAATTCTTTCACATGAGGTGCAATTTGTTTCATTGCATTATTCACACCGTTTCTAAACCAAGTCGACTTTTTATATAAAATTACAAAAATGGCAACTAATCCAACTAATGCACCAACTATCACTCCTACAGGATTTGCTAAAAATGCTCCTTTCAAAGCTATTCCAACCATTTTTATTACACTTATTAATTTTTTAAAAGTAGCTAAAGGATGAGCAAACATTGAAAAAATTTTTAATGAACCTGAAAATCCTTTACCAAGTCCATTAACCGCTAATTTTATAGCATTAAACGGATTTAATGATTTTAATGCAATTTTACCTAACCCACCAAAAGATTTTGCAGCAATAGAACCTACACCTTTAAATACACTTCCTAATTTTGCAACTGTTGGAAATGCTTTAGCTATTCCCGCTGTAAATCCCAATCCCTTAACAGCTGATAGCTTCTGAAAAATTGAAACAGTTGAACTCAAAGTTCTGGCAAGAGGTGCTCCAACTTTAATAGCTCCACCTACTCCTAAATTAAACAATGCAAAAGCTCCAACTGCTTTCATAATACCTGCTGCAAGTTGTGGATTTTTTTGTACGAAATCTGCAATACTTTTTACAACTGGCTTTAAACTATTTGTTAAACTCAATAATGATGGTGCCAGAGCAGATCCTAAGTCAATCCCTATATTAACTAAATTGTTTTTTAGCGTATCTAATGCTGTTTTTAAAGTCTTTAATCTATCGGCATACTCCTTGTCCACACTTCCTGCTGTTTTTGCTTTATTATGAACATTTTCAAAAGCTCCTCCTAAATCATCTAAATGATTCATCAACTCTGTTATTGGCTCTATGCTCTCTTTACCAAATAAATTTTTCAAAGTTGCACCTTGTAAATATTCAGGAAGTTGTTTTACTTTTGACAATACATTAATTATTGTTTTATCTGCATTAACTTGCATGTCTTTTGCAACTTGCTCGGCACTTAATCCCAAACTTTCAAATGCTTTTTTTTGTGTTTTCGTTGCACTTGTTCCAGCAATCAGACCTAAAGAAAAGTTTTTCAATCCAGTTGCAGCTATCTCTGAACTTTTTCCACCTGCAATCAAGGTTGCTCCCATTGCCATAACACTTTCTTTAGAAATACCAGCAATTCCACCAAGTCCTGCTACCCTTTGTGATATATCAACTAACTCAGGAGCAGTTACTGCCACACTATTTGCCAAATAATTTATAACATCTGCATATTCCATAACTTCTTTTTGTCCTATGCCAAACTGAGCTCTTGTTTTAGCCAAGAAATTCCCTGCCGCTTGTGTGTCCATATCAAAGGCAACTTTTATTTTTGAAGCATCTTTTGTATATTGTGCTAATTCTCGTGTGTTTATCCCAGCTTGTGCTCCTGCTCCAGCTATTTCAAACAATTCTTTTTGAGATAGTGGGGAATTGTCACTCAAATTCCTCATTGCCTGATAAAATTCTTTTTCTAATTGTTTAGAGCCAAATTCAGCAACTTTTCTCAAATCTGCCTGTGCTTCTTCCAGTTCTATTTTTAATTTCAAAGGGAGAACTGTTGCAGCTCCAGCAGCTAAACCTCTAACAGTTGCTCTATCTCCAAAACTTTCAACTTTATCTATAGCTTCAAGTCTATTTTGGTGTTGATTTTGAATACTTTTTAACTGTTTATTTACTTCTAATTCTTTGTTCACTTTATGCAGAGTATCTCTGTAATCTTTTAAGCTATGCCCTTCGCTTTCTATAGCCTGTTTTGCATTTGAAAAAGCGTTTGTTAATTTTGATTTTTCATTAGCCAATTTATTTACATGCTTTTCAGCATCTTTGACAGTTTTAGCAAATTCTGCGTTTCCTTGACCTGTACTATTATATTCTTGTTTCAACTTTTTAAGAGCTTCAGATGAAGTTTTATACTCAGTATTAACTTTAGTTAGTTTTTCTCTAACTTTATCAAAATTTTCTAATTTTTTAGATGTTTTTGACAAATTTTCTGTATTATCTTTCAAAGTCTTAAAACTTTTCGATAATTCTGAAAGCCCTTTAACAGCTCCAGCTACTGAAGCTGCTGCGACTATATTAAGTGTTAAATCTTTTGCCATTTTACCTCCTTTCATCCATTGTATTTTTGATGTTTTCGTTGTATAATTTAATATATAAATATAAAAAGAGGT